GGCAGCAGCCTCCCAACCACAACCTCAACCAACAACCTTCCAGACTGGACTTCCCTCCGAAGCTCCACTGGACTACATCTAAACAATCACTGCAACCTGTCCAAGGTTCGGGGCCACCTCATTCAATGAACTACTTACAGATTTCTCTACTAAAAAAGATAACTTTATATTTCGTAATCAATTGGAATTCAACGATTTGCTAGCTGGACACTAATGACTCAAGTTGACTCAATTGACTCATTTCGTGCAGGCGTTTTTCATAGCTTCCCGAAGCAAAATGGCTCAACTTAGGGGAAATTTGTCCTGTATTGGCTCAATTGCTTCTTTGTAGGCAGAGGTGTCCACTGCCGTAAGAGTCGCTCATCCCGACAATCAGGAATTGAGTCATCCGAGTTCGTATCGCAATCCCTCTCTCTCCGCCATTTGGGCACAGCCCAACAATTTATCCGGCGCAGCTGGAATGAGGGATGAGAATCAGTCCGCAGGACGGGTTCGACGAAGGAAGCAAAGCGACCGGAGATGGAGCTTCTCCCCTTGATCGAGACCTCCAAAAGCTTCCAGTCCGAGAATTTCAAAATAATTTATGGTCGTAATTTGATTGTGGCCGTAGTTTTCTGTTGCCTTCGATTAAGCAAAGATAATGAACGTTTTCCGTGACAGATATATTTACCCAGCAACCCCTTGGCACTGGAATGGAAGATTCTGATTCCAATCTTTTTGAAGAGATTCTGGCAGAGATCTCCGCCGGATTCATTAATCTCCCGGCGGACCAAATAGACACTGCGATCGAGCAGGCTCAAAAGCGAATCTGCGAACTTCAGGGTTATGATATCTCGACCATCTGGCAGTGGACCCAAGATAACTCCGGCGAAATGGTCCTGACGCATTTGTATCGACCGGGTGGTGGGCCGCCGCATCCCGAGCGAATGAACGGAGTGGAGTATTTTCCCGTTGTTTTGGCGGAGCTCATGCAGGGAAAGACCTCTGTCGTGAACTCCACGAAGGATGTTTTGGGCATGCCTATAGACCGGGAGAGCTGGATGCATTACGAGGTTAAGTCCGCCACGACTTTTCCTCTGATTTTTGCCAATCGGACGATAGCCGGTGTCCTGTCTTTTAACACGACCCGGGAGCAGAGAGAGTGGGCTCCTGGGGAGCTCCGGCGACTTCGATTAGTGGCCGACGTTTTTGCGAATGCAATCTGTCGTAAACATATCGAAACCGAGCTTCGGGATACCCAGATACGGATGAATCTTGCTACCGAATCAGCTGGAGCCGGTCTGTGGAGCCTGAATTTGGAGACCCAGTTTTTCTGGCTTACGGAGAAGGCCAGAGAACTCTTTGGCTTTGGCCCGGATGAAGAGATTTCCTTTGATCGTTTTATTCAACTGGTGGACCCCGGGGATCGATCCATCATTTATGAGATGATCCAAAAACTCATGGACACCAAGCAGGAGCAACGATGCGACTACCGCGTCAATGTGCCGGGCAAGGGTCTGCGCTGGATGGCCAGCATCGGGCGGCTACGCGAAGCAAGTATTCAGGATGGGGCGGCGAGTTTAACAGGCCTTACCATCGATAATACGGCGGCCAAGGAGAGCGAAGCTCGCTTGGCTGCGGCACTTCCTGCGAGCCTGATCGAAAGCGAACTCTTCGGCCGGGACAAAGGTGCCTATACCGGAGCAATGACGCAGCGGGCGGGTCGTTTCGAACTCGCCGACGGGTCTACTTTGTTTTTGGATGAGATCGGGGAGATGCCGCTGGAGCTTCAGGCCAAATTGCTCCGGGTTTTGGAAACCGGAGTTTTCGAACGTCTGGGCAGTAGCGATTCGATACGAACCGACGTGCGGATCGTCGCTGCGAGCAATCGTGACCTGCTCAAATTTGTGCAGGAGGGCAAGTTCCGGGAAGACCTCTACCACCGGTTGAATGAGTAGCGTTTAATCAGGTTTGATCCAAAATCGAAGAGGTTTGATCCGTGATGAAATTTTTGCGCTGTATTTAATAATGGATGCAGCGGACTTAATAGGGTGTTTAAACGAAGGTGCAATGGCATTTAAACGCTCTTTACGGGATTGGCAGCCGCAGGTGGAGCCGGGTTGGCCTACTGTGGTGCACCAGCGGCCGAGGCGCTCGATTTTTGGGCCTAGTTTGTTTAGGAGCTGGGCGATGGGTTTGGCTAGGCGCTCGATGTGGTCGCCGAGGCCTTTGGGTTGATTGAGGGGGGCGACCTGCTCTGGTTTGAGGGTCAGGGGGCGGGGGGTGTGGTTGCGGGTTATCATGGGGCGACGTAGCTGGTGGGACAATCGCAGGCGGCGGAGGTGGGCCAGATGTGGGCGGAGAGGATTTGGTATTCGTAGCCGGCTGATTCGGGCGTGCCGCCGGGGAGGTCGACATTGGAGTCGATGGTGGTGACGCCTGCGGTGGTGTTTTCTGGGGTGGCCGTGATGCCGGTAAATGTGTCGGGCTCGACGTCTTCCCATTCGGTGTTGGCCTCCGGTGGGACGGTGCCGGAATAGGCTTGGCGGCGCTGGATGCGGACGCAGCCGGAATAACTGACGCCGGGCTTTAGGTTTTGGGCGGTCAAGGTGTATTGGACGGTGCAGACGGTGAAGGTGAAGGTGTCGGTGCGGAGCTGGTAGATGGATGAGCAGGCGGGACCGGTGCTGGCGGTGGCGCGTGCAAGGGCGGCGGATTCGGTGTCTTCTTCGGATAAATTAGTCGTTACAATATAGTCATCGTAGCGACAATTGCCAAGACAAGGGCCGGGTCCAAACTGAGAAAAAGAGGCAGCAAATCGCTTTATAGCTTGCGCGGCATTGATCGCCTCAGCTCGGCGCAATCCATCGTAGTTGCTGCACTCAAGATTAATAAAATCGTCAAAATTAGATGAGCTGGCATGATCGATGGACCTCATGGAAGTATCCGTGCTCGCCAGGTAACTCCCGCCCTCTCCGTCACACTGATAATTGCTCCATTCAAACTCAGCGGAGACTGTCATTAGAGAATATCCGCAGTTATCATCATAAGTCTCCTCTCTTAGTCCAGATTCAACCAATTCAACCGTGCGGCCTGTGACACAGTTTGATATTATATCAAAGCCTGGAGTCTTATTTTCGGCCACAAAATCCCGGCACTCTCTAGGGAAGTTATACGCATAATCTGTAATCGTGGAGCTTTTTTTGCGGTATTTCTTCGGCGGTGTTGAAGGGGCTACTTCGTTGCCGGGATCCGTATATTCCTCGAATCCGCAGAGTGTCGCTGTTTTGGACTGGCTGACGCAGGTGTAGCTGATGCTGGGGCAGGCGCACTTTGTTTTGTATTTGGGGAGGGGGTCATCGACCTCGGGGTCGTAGCCGGGGGGCTGGGGGCAGGTGCAGCAGGTTTTGAACTGGGGGTGCATCAGGAGAGGATAAAGGAGTGGTCGGTGCCGCAGGAGTCGTGGTCCTGGGAGCCGGAGAGGTAGTTGGTGATGGCCATGACGCCGCCGGTGATCGCGATCTGGACGGCGAGGCGGCTGCCTTGAGTGGCGGTGTCGGCTCCGGGATCGGAGTTTTGCATGATGGCGGTGGCGACTGCGCCGCCCTCGGCGGCGAGGGTGACGACGAGCCAGAGTTGGTAGCCGTCGGTGACGGTGATGTCGGCGGCATCGAGGGCGGCACCTCCGGCGGCGGTGACGACGATGCCGTCGACGGTGCCGGGTTTTACCTTAATGGTGTCGGTGCCGGTTTTGTAGGCTTGGAGGGGGGCTGCCACTGCACCGCTGCCGCCGTCGTCGGCGGTGGTGGTGTTGGGGCTGCGGGTGGGGAGGTTTTGGGCGCTGCCGGTGGTGTTGGTGCGAAAAGTGGCCGAGGATTGTTGGCGGGTGCGGACATTACGGAGGAGCTGAAAGAGGTCGGTGGCGCCGAGGTGTTTGGCGGGGCCGAAGTTTATTTGGGTGCGGCCGGTGTCGAGGTCGTAGCTGGTTTGATAGACCTGGGCGGCCATGCTGGCCCATTCGGAGCGGCCGCCGGTGATGTTGAGGCGGGTGTTGATGTGGGTGTCGGCTCCGGCCTCGGCTTGGTGGAGGGTGAGGCTGCCCTCATATGGCAGAGTGGAAAGGCTGGCGAGGATGGAGGCGGCGAGGCCGGTGGGGGTGGGCTCGGCGGGGGAGGAGCTGCCGATGGAGGAGTAAGTTTGGGTGGTGGCGTTGGTGCCCTGGAGCTGGAGGCGGAGGGTTTCGGTGCGGGGGGATCCGCCGGGGGGCGTGTAGGTGACATCGGCGGTGATAATCTGGGCGTTGACCTTGGCGGACATCCACTCGGCGATGGAGCCGGAGATGAGCTCGCGTCCGTATTCGGATCCGTCGTCTTCGCCGCCTTCGTCCTCGTTGTCGACGGCCTGCTGGGCGTGGTTGGCGATGATGACGGCGGTAGCTCCTTTGAGCTTGGGGTGGCGGGTGGCCCACCAGGTGGCGGAGGATGCCTGGATGGTAGCGGTCTTGACGGCCTGGTTGACGTAGGAGATGGAGGAGCCCTGGAGATCGAAGAAGAGGTAAAGGGTTTTGGTGGGGTCTGATGTGGAGCCGGCGGTGTCGGTGATGATGGTTTTTTGCTCCGCTCCGTCGATGGTGTCGTTGCGCTCGTATTGGATGACAACGCCGTCTTTTTGGAGGTCATTGCGGGGGTTGATGGAGTTTTCGGAGATAGTCACGTCACCGATGGCGTAGGTGCGGGCGGTGAGACTGGTGCGCCGGGTGAAATGGAGTGTGGGCGTGGGATCAGTGGCATAGTCGAACCAGGCGACGATATCCGGATTCCACCGCAGGACGCGGGAGATGACATCGGCGCAGCTGAGGGCGTTGAGTTCCTCGTAGGGCATCTGGGTCGCGGGCTGGACGGTGCCGAGCTGGAATAGCGCAGCGGTGCCGAGCTGGGCGAGGGCGTAGTTGACGACGGCGGCGATGACCTGGCCGGAGTTAAGCCGGGCGCCGGCCTCGTCGGTGCCGAGGATGAGCTTGGCCAGTGTGGGGGTGGCGGCAACGCCGCCGACGTAGCGGGAAAACTGCTGGCGGTAGATGACCTGCTGGAGCTGCCACCAGGGGCCGGAGATCTGGTATTCGATGCGCTCGGAGGTGCCGGAGCCGCGCCTGGCAATGCCGGTGCAGATGCCTTTAAACCAGGTTGCATCGGTGCTGCCGTTGTTGCGGGTGAGGGTGACGGGGGAGCCGTAGGGGTAAACGGGATCGGCGTCGTAGGCGGCGGCCTGGGTGAGGGTAAGGACGTCGGGGGCCTGGGTGGTGACGTTGAGCCGGAGGTTGCCGAGGTTGTGGGTCTCGGGGAGTTGGCTGTTTAATTTCCAAATGGGGCTCACGGTGTTCGCAGTTGTTCGGTTTTCGGTTTTCCGGTTTTCGGTTTAGTTGCCGAGCTGGTCGATTTGGGAGGCGAGATCGGCGAGCTGGTCGTGGAGGCGGGCTTGGAGCTGGGCTACGGCGATGGCGACGGGGGAGGTGTCGAGGTTGATGGTGGAGAGGGACTGTGCGATGGGGCTGAGGTCTGGGGTTGGAGCGGGTGTGGGAGCGGCTGGCTGGGCGGCGGTGTCGAGTTGTGGGGCGGAACCACCCCTGCTTTGATCCGCTGGACGCGGACCCAAGCTGTCCCCCCCTTGGAAAGGCGGGGAGCTTTTGGGGTCGGTGGTGCGTCCGAAGTCGTCAGAGGTGCCTAGGACGCGGCCGCGCTCCATAAATCGCTCTTTTTCGGTGCCGTCGATGTCGGTGAATTTTTGGACGGTGACTCCTGCGCGGAGTTGGCGCTGGTTTTCCTCTTCCTGGCCCAGCTGCCGGGTGAGGTCGATGCTGCGCTGGGTCTCCTGGTTAGAGTTGCGGAGGGCTTCGCGGCGGTCTTGCTCGGCGGTGGTGGCTTGGTTTTTGAGGGCGACGAGTTGTGAGGCGGCGAAGGTAGCTTCTTCTTCGGTGACGACGCCGCTGCGGATGAGTGCTTGGCGCTCGCGCTCGATGGCGATGGCGTCTTCGGCCTTGCGGATGGCTTCTTCGTCGCCGGAGATGCGGGCTTCGAGGAGGGCTTTTTCGCGGGTGAGACTGGCGAGGATTTCGTCGCGGGTGGCGAGGGCGTCTTCGTCGAGACTGTTGATCAGGCGCTGGACTTCTTCCTGCGCGGTAAGTTCACGGGTGACTTCGGCCTCGGCATCGGCGGCAGCCTGGGTGGTGGCGATGCGCTCCTGGTTGCGGGTGAGGGCTTGATCGAGGGCACCGAGGATGCGGTCGAGACCGGTGATTTGGTTTTCGTATTGGGCGGCGATCTCTTCTTCGCCGTCGCGGATAGCCTCGTTCATGCGCCGGGTGGCTAGCGCCCGGAACTGGATGGTTTTATTGCGGAGTTCTTCTTTGTCCTGGAGGGTCTCCATCTCACTGGCCTGCTCGCGGAGGTTGGAGAGGGTGCGCTGGAGGGGCTGGGAGAGGTCGGCTTTGGCGGTGAGGCCCTCCCAGATGTCGGCGAGTTTATCGGATGCGCCGGTGGCATCGTCGATCATCGTGCCGATGGTCCAGCCGGCGAATGCGGCGAGTCCGACATGTCCGGCGCGGGTGAGTGCGGCGGCGAGCTTGCCGCTGGCGCCGACTCCGGCGAGTTTGGCGGCATTGTTTTGGAGCTGGGCGGTGGTGTTGGCCTGGGTGGCTTTGGTCTGGGTGAAGGTGGCGGTAAGGAGCTTGGCTTTGCTGGCGAGCAGTGGGCCGAATTTGCTGGCGAGCAGCGCGGTGCCGTAGCTGGTGACCGAGAGTGCGAGCAGTGCCATGGCATCGGCGTTATCGGCGGCCCAGGCGGTGAGGTTGAGGCCGACTTCGACGGCTTTGGCCATGGCGGCGATGACGGCGTCGAGTGATTGGGCGTCGATATTGGCGATCGAGTCTCCGACTTTGCCGATGCCTTTTTCGAGAGACTCGAAGATGCGGACGGTGGCGTCTCCGAGGGCCATATCGATAGCGTTACGGAGCCTTTGTTTAGCGGCGTTGAGCCCTTCGACATCCTGCTGCCAGTCGGAGAGTTTATCGCGGAGGTAGTCGATGACATTGCCTGCCTCGATGGCGGCGTTCATGTCCTCCTGGGTGATGCCGAGTGCTTTGGCGAAGGTGTTGCGGGAGCCGACCTGGCCGGAGAGGAGTTGGGCCATGCGGGACTCGAGCTCGCCGAGGGACATGCCCATGTTTGATGCGGCGACGGCGGCATCGCCGAGGACATGCTCCCACTGGCTCATGGAGAGGCCGGCTTCGGAGGCGAGGCCGGCCTGACGGGCAAAGAGTGCGGCGTAGGCCTCGATGGGGACGGCGGCGCGGTTGGCTTCGTCGGCGAGGCGGCGGGTGGTCTGGGTGGCCTGGGCTTGGGCGGTGTCGAAGTCGAGGGTGCCTTCGGAGGCGGCGACCATGGCGGCGCGGATGGCATCGGCCGTGTCCTGCATGGTGGCATTGAAGGCGATGCCGCGGTCTACGGCTTCTTTGAGCTTAGCGGCGACCTGGGTGAGCCCGTCGATGAAGCGCCGCGTGAGGTCGATATTGAAGGCGAGGCTGAGCTGGTTTTGCAGGGTGACGGCCTGGCTCTCCAGCTGCTGGACGGAGGTATTGACCTGTTGCACGCCGGAGACATCGCCCTGGGTGCGGATATTGATCTTTACGTCTGACATGGCTTTGGGCTTGCGGGGCGGGGCGTTTTGTGCCTGTATTTACGGGCTGATGTGGGATGCGATGACAGGTTTGTTGGTGCTGGTGTTAATCGCCGGATTGCTGTGCGGCCTGGTGCTGGCGGTGGCGTTTTTCGGGCGTGTCCTGCTCGGGGGCACTGACCGGGAGATCGTGGCTGATGTTTGCATCGGCATCGGACGGCCCTTGCTGCGCTTTGCTGCGGTGGCTGTGTTGTTTATCTGGTTGTTGAGTCTGCTGGGCGGCCTGGGCTAGTTGGGCGAGGTCGATGCGCTGGACGTGGGCGAGCAGCTGGTTGTGCACTTCGAGCAGCTGGGGCCAGGTGAGGCCCGCCAGGAATGCGGCGACGGCCTGTTGATGCGCGGCGGTCTCCTCCCCGGCGGGCGGCGTGGCGAGCAGGCCGCTGAGCAGCTCGATTACGTTTGCGGGCTTAGGGCCGCCCTGTGCGAGTGCAGCCTGCAGTTGGCCCAGGGTGGGTTCGACGGCACGTAAGCTGCGCCCGTCAGGCAGGTGAAAGGCGAGGGTCTTGATATGGATTTCGATATTGAATTGGCTCATGGGTTGTGGTTGGTTTGGGGCCGAGTTGGGGCTTGGCGTTCCTAGATGGCGGCTGGGTCGATTTTTTTGGCGGCGCGGAACAGGTCGTCAACCTGCCCGCTGGTGATTACGGCTACGGCGGCTAGCTTATCGACCATCGGGGCGGCGCGGCGAAACTCCTGGGCATCGGCCACGAGTATTTGCGCGGCGGCTTGCTGATCGGCGGGGAGCTGCGCAATGAGCGCGGAAAGGTCAATTCCGGCTTGCAATAGAGCGAGCTTGAGCTGCGCCTTAGAGACAATCTGTGGCACAGGTGCCGGGGCATCCTGCGGGCCTGCGGCGATTTGCTCCTGAGTAATAACAACATCAATGATGTCGCGCTCGTCGCCGTCCTCCAGTGGTGGCAGCGAGTAGGACAGGGTGCGGGTCTCGGGGTCCCATGCCTCAAACTCGGCTCCGTCCTGCGGGGTAAACGGCAGCGGGGCGGATTTGGCGTTGACTCCCTTGCGATAGTGGAGGCCGGATAAATCGGCGTGGGTGAATTGGTAATCGTTCATATTAGATGCGTTGGGTGTGGACGACGAGGGCGAAATCATCAGTTGCGGTCGGAGTCACAGTCGCGATGGTTTGATGCGTTGTGCCGTTGCTGCGCTGGATCAAAACATCGCTGCCGGATGTAACATAGCGGATGCGGCGATACGTGGTGTCCTGTGCGCCGGAAGCTGGCTCGTAACGACCATCTACGGTCACGCCTGTTATCGTGGTGGCAGCATCGATGATGTCTCCAGCCCGTTGCAGATACGCACCGCCAGTTGCGTCGAGATTGTCACCGCGCACGGAGCCGACCACCTGCGGGATCAGGTGCTGGGTGCCGGTCTCGCTGAGCAGAATGTCGGAGCGGTTGGTGCTGATGTCGCGCAGGACGCTGTTTGCGCCGTCTGTCATGGGGAGGGCGGCGAGTGCGCCGAGTAATACTACTTTGTCGATCAATAAGCTCCCGCCCGCAACAGAATTGACCGAGAACTGAAGCCATCCGCTTACATCTGTTACGGTTAAAAAATAAGTGTTTGTGCCATTTGATAATGCGGTTGTAACGGATGCTGACCCTCCGCCGGAACTAAATTTTTTCAGCAGAATACTGCCGCTTTCGATACCGGATATTGTCATCGTTACGGCGACTGTTTGACCGGGGTTGGCCCGTAACCAGGTTAACATGTTGTGATAAATTGCAAGGCTACTTGCGCCTGGATCGATGACAGCAGATGTATTTGTCGCCGATGATATTGTGCCCGTTCCAAACCATTTTACTAACGTATTTCCGGTTACTGCTATGTCCCGAGCCCACTGATACTCCGGATGCACAGCCAGCCACGGGAGCAGTCCCTGAGTGTGGAGCGCGGCGGCTTCGGCGGCGGAGAGTGCGCGGTTGAAGGGTGCCAGACCCGAGACAATGCCGCTCAGGTTAGAATCCGTCAGCAGCTCGCCTGCGTTGGTGTTGCCGCTGCCGATGTCGATGTCGGATGCGGAAGAGATGTCCACTGATCCGTTAGCCACGCCGTCCACGTAGAGGGTTGCGTTGCCGTCGCGGTCGGCCACCAGCGCGATACTGTAGGGCGTGCCGTCCACCAGCGCGGTGGTGGGGGCGATGTCGTAGTTGGCCGTTGCGGCGGAATTGTCTGTAAATACGAGTCGCAAGACGCCGAGGGGCAGCAGGCTGATAACCAGCCGATTGTTACCCGCGCTATGTGTTGACAGTAACTCTCCAGCTGTGGCTGGGGTATAGTCATCCAGCTCCAGCCGGTCGATGACGATGGCAAAATCGCCAGTCCCAAAATCCATCATGCCCGCAGCGAGTGCAGCCGCACCAGTCGTCTCAAAATACGCCCCGCCTTCATGCGCGCTGACGTTGAGCGCATCGAGCGCAGGTTGCAACCCGGAAACCGTCGAGATAGCCTGCGTGCCGGTGTGGTTGGCGCGGTCGCGGTTGGCGGTGTCGCGGGCGTCGAGCTGGGTGGTGGACTCTGTGCCGCTGGCGGTGCGCACGGCCTCGGCGTCGGCGGCGGTGATTAGCGACTGGCCGGTGACGGTGATTCCATCAATATTTTCAGGGCTGACAATAATCGTCCCGTCCGGGTCAACCGTATAGGGCTGGCCGATCCAGCTTGCGTCCAGCGTCACGTCCGTGGCAATCGCCGTGAACAGAATGCCGGGAAGATCGCTCTGAAAGCAGCGTGTCACGCCCGGAATCACGCCGTCGGGGTAGCTGCCGGGGTCGAGGCGCTCGGCGGCGTCGAGGAAGGTGGGTATGTCCTGTGCTCCGGAGAGGAGGCGGTTGAGTTTGGTGCGGACGGAGAGTCCGGACTCGGTGTTTTGGATGGGATCGATCATAATTTTAATAGTTTGCTGGTTTTCGGTTTTCTGGTTTTCGGTTTATCGCGCCGAGCTGGGGCTCGGCGTTCCGGGTTAGGCGGCGTCCTGCCATTTTGATTTATCGACCCAGTAGCCGGTGTCGGACCACTGGGCGTCGGCGAGGAGCCAGGGCGGGAAGAGCGGGATCTCGACCGGCGGGTCGCGTTGCACGGCGGGGCCGGGGCGGCGGGGGCCGGCGGGCTGGTAGATGTCGATTTCTTCGGGCATGGCGGGAAAAGTGGAAAGTGAAAATCGGAAAGTGGAAAGGTGGCATTTAGGCGGCGTCGAGCCAGGTGGCGGCGTCGAGCCAGGTGGCGCTGTCGTCCCACTGGGCGGTGGCGAGGATCCAGGTGGGGGTGGGATCGATCTCCTCGGGGGCGGCGGGGTCGGCGGGGGTGGATGGCTCGATATCCTCCGGCGCGGCGGGGGTGGGATCGGGCGCGGGGGCGGAGACGCTGCCGCTGGTGCTGAGTGCGCCGCCGATGGCGGAGACGCTCTCGATGATGATACCGGCCTGGCCGCGCACGTGGACGATCTCGAAGCTGGTGAGGTGGCCGTCGATGATGGTGGTGGTGAGGCCGCCGATGGTGATTACGATATCGTTGGCGCCCTGGGGCAGGCCGGCGGCTCGGGCAAACTCATACTCGCGGGCCTGCTCGATGCTGAAGAACTCGCGGCGCACGGACCAGCTGAGGCTGTGAGTGAGCCCACGCCCGCCGGAGAGGCGGGCGCTGGCGGCGCGCAGGGGCACGAACGCATCGGGAGCCGCGGGGGTGCGGCGCAGCCCGCCCTCATTGACGATGGTGTCGCCGGGGGCTATCAGCGTTTGGCCGCCGAAAGTGAGCTGGTAGTTGGAGTCGTGCATGGCGCGGTGCGCGGTTGGCCGGTTTTCGGTTTGCTGGTTTTCGGTTTATTGCGAGGTCCGAGCTGGGGCTCGGCGCTCCCGGCTATACGTTTTCGAGGTAGCCTTTGGCTCCGAGGGCGGCGAGCTGGGCGGCGCTGAGGATACCGTCGGCGTCGGTGTAGAGGCCGGAGTCATCTGCGGAGCGGTCGGGCAGCGCGGCGATGAAGGCGGACGGCCAGTCGCCGCCGAAGCAGTCCGGCCCGAAGACGATGCCTATGAGGCTGGCAGGCAAGCTGGCGTCGATGATGGGGATGTCGTCGACAATCTCGGTGAGCGTTAGCGTGTGCAGCTGGGTGGCCCCGGCGAGACGGGGGGCCAGGCTGGCGGCATTGCCCTGGCGCAGGGTGATGCCGCCCTCGGTGGCGAGGTAGCTGGCGAGCACCGTGGGCGGCGGCACGGGGGCACCGGTGTAGGCGATGCCGCCGGGGGCGTGCGGCGCGGCGGCGGCGCTCTGCGGGATCGGTGCCGGGGCGGCGGGGGCCGCGCCGGTGGTGGGGACTGGGAGTTCGTCGGGCATGGTTTTTTTAAGTTATCTGGTTTTCGGTTGGCTGGTTTTTGGTTGGGGTGCGGTGGGGCTTTCTATTGTCCGGCTCCCTTTAACCGGGGAACCGGACAACCGAAAACCGGGGAACCGAATCTTGGCGACTAGCCAAGATTCGTGAACTTACCGATGTTGAGCGGGCTGTTGAGCACCATGAAGTCGACGGTGGGCTTGGTGACGGCCTTGGAGAACTTGATGCCGCTGCCGACTTTGAACTCGACCCAGACGTCCATGAGGTTGACGAGCTCGTCGGTATCGGCGGCGTAGTGCTGGAGCTTGAGCCAGCCGCGCTGGGCTTCGCTCTGGCTGCCGGGCACGTAGTCGCCCTCGGCGTCGGCCTGCTTGGCACCCATGGCGAGCGAGAGGATAAACTCGTCCATATCCTGGCAGAGCAGCGAGCCGGACACCTCGATGCTCTCGTAGGTGGTGCGGCGGGGCTTGTAGCCGCCGGGCGTGGGGGCGTAGTGCTTTTGCGCGCCTTCGTAGGCGACAGAGATGTCATTCCCCTCGATCACGCCGAGGCTGGACCAGTTGGCGATGGGATCGGCGTCGGGTTTGGCGTCGGCAGCGACGGTGACGGAGTCGATGACTGCCCCTTCGAGGCAGAAGAAGGCGTGTGCGCCAATGATTGGGAGGATTTTCATGATATGTGTTTTGGTTGGGGCGCGGTGCGCCGGTTTATCGGTTTATCGGTTTTCGGTTTTGGGAGAGTGTGCTATGCACCTTGATAGACTTCGGTGAGCTCGGCGGTAATGGCGTAGATGAGGAATTGCTCGTCGGGCTCGATCTGCCAGCCTGTGATTTCGAGTCGGTGGGTGGGAAAGGGGTTGGGCGCGGGCTTGAAGTGCTGCACGGCGGCCATGATGGCGGGCACGCGCTGGGCGGCGGTGTAGGCGTCTTCCTGGCGGAGGATGGGCAGGCTCCAGAGCGAGAGGGTGTAGCGGTTGTCGAACTGGAGGGTTTTGGCGGTCTGGTCGCTGGCGGTGCCGGAGGTGGGCTCGATGAGGAGGACGGCCCCACCCGCTTTGGCCACGCCCTGGGCGATCTCGTTTTCGAGATCCTTCTGGCGGTCGACCAACAGGGTGACGCCGTCGAGCTCGGGCAGGCCCGAGAGGTGCGCGGCGATGGCGTCGGCGGTCGAAAGGAGGTCTGTGATTTGGCTGCTCATTCGCTGATTATATTGCGGTCCACCCAGCTCTGGGCGCGGTCGAGGGTTTTGCGGTCGAGTTTTTTCTGGGGCGGCAGGGTGTCGGCATCTCTGCGGATGCGGACGGAGGGCTTGAGCCAGTAGTGGACTTCGAGGCGGTCGGTGCCGTTTTTGCGGGCGAGGAAGGTGGTGCCCTTTTTGTTGCGGACGAAGAAGAGGCCGGGTATGGCGCCGCCACGGGGCTCGTTGCCCTTGGCCTGCTCGGTGTTGGGGATAGCGAGAAACTTGGCGGTGCGCGGCCGGATGGTGGCACCAAAGAGATGGGGGCGGATGCGTGGGTCGGTTATGGCGACGGTGGCGTCGTCCTGCGTGGCGGACTGGAGGGTGGTGCTCTGGGCGATCTCGCGCCAGAAGTCGCTCTTCTTCCAGCCCCGCTTGTTGGGCCGCTGGTTGCGGCGGATGAAGTGGTCTTTCAAGTCGCCTTCAAGACCTTTGCCGAGCACCTGCATGAGGTCTGCACGGGCGGGGCCGTCCACCTGCGAGACGAGGCGGGCCAGCCGCCGGCGCACGGCTTCGGAGTTGACTTGGATGGTGGTTTGCATGGCTTTAGGGAAAGAGGAGTTTGGTGGTGCGGCGGTTGGCGGCGTAGTAGCACCAGCGGCCGATGCACCATCCGGCGGAAAGACCGATCAAGCCGGAGACTATAGGAAACAGCACCCACACATGGAAATTTTCATAAATTCGATTTTGCCGAGCCTGTTGAGCGGCCTGCTCTGTTTGTGGTTGGGGCACCGACTCGGGCGCAGGGCGCGGAGCCTCGACCGGCGGCGTGCGGCCAGAGCGCAGCTGCGGCGGCTGGCTATCGAGGTGGAGGGCACGGGCATGAGCTACCTGCCCGAGCTGCACCGGCGGGCGGTGGCTCTGCTGGCTGAGATCCGCATCGGGCCGGGCGATGAGCTGGGCTGGCTGGCCCGCCGCCGTTTCCAGCGGCGCTGCGGGGCTTTGCTGGCCGTGCCCGCCAGTGCTTACCGTGCCCAGACCCGCCCCGACGGCCAGCAGGAGCAGGCCCGTATGGCGGCCTGGCAACAGCAGCGCACACAGCTCCGCGATGCGCTCAACCGCATCGCGGAGACGCTTTGAGCCGCGGGCTTGGGAGTTGACTTGGAGGGTGGTTTGCATTTGATTGTTTGGTGGAGTGTGCGGTTGGGAGATTCTCAACGGTGCGTTTCGGACGTTCGGCCAAGGGCTCGAAAGAGCATTAAGATGCAGTTGAAGGCTAGCCGCGCACTCCTCCTTCCTGGTTACGTTTTATTTTGCGGATGGATGCGGGGTTGAGGACTTTGGCATTTAGATCGGGTGCGGTGAGCACCATCTCCAAGATACCTCCCCGGACGGAACGGCGGAATATCACTCCGGCCTTACCCCGCAACTGCGTCATATCTACGGAGTCGGGCTGGCTCCAAAGTGTGTTTAGGTGGGCAAACTCCTCCCGGCGCAGAGGGATTTGGGAGGCGGCCGTCTCGCCGCTTCCCTGGCGAGTGAGATTGCGCGGGCCATGCTTGTCCATCGCATGCCAGAGGTGCGTTTTGTCGAGGGAGAGTTGACGTCCGGAGAGCATGGCCTCTGCGTCCGGACCAGCTTTGGCCAATGCCGCCCCGGAGACTTTACCGAACCGGAAGGCCCCGCCTGATGTGGGTCCACTTGCCAGTGCATCATCGAGCAGCTCCATAATCTTGTCGCCGCTCCAGATCGCCCGACCCTGGTTAAATACGATCTGGTCGCCGAATGCCTGCTTGAGCATGGCGCGGGCGGGATCGCTGGCGAGATAGCCTTTGGCTCCGGCTTCGAGGCTGGCATTGTAGTCAGGATCTTCGGCTGGCGGCATCTCGCCTGGGGCGATCACGCCGAGGGCTTCGGCTTCGTCGCGCTCGACATCGCGCGTGCCCATGCCGCTGCCGAAGTCGAAAGGCGGATAGGGGCGCCCGAAGCGGGAGATGGCCGTCCAGATCGGGTCATTGACCAGGGCGATCATGCGGCCGGGGCCGTAGAGCTGGCCTCCGGCCTCCAGCCAGCGGCTCTCCCACTCGCGGGGGGCTTCGCGGCTGGCTTCGCGGATGAGCTCGCGGGCGGGAAAGGCTTCGAGCAGGGCGGGGCTTTGGGCCTGCTTGTGGCGGCCATACTCGCGGGCCTCAGAGACGTTCATCTGGTAGATGAGCTCGAGGCGGCGGCGGGAGGTGATGTCGGTGAGCCGACCGGAGTCGCCGGGGGCGGCCCCGAGGGTGCGGCGCATGTCGGCCACGAAGCCGCTCTTGCCGTTGAAGCGCACGTCGGGGTCGCGGCGCAGGTCGCTGGAGATACGACCCTTCATCTCCTCCAGGATACGGGCATCCTCCACCGCCGCCGAGAAGAAGGCGCGGTCCTTGATCGCGGCTGGCACGGCATCCCACTGGCGCGTGCGCAGATTCGTGCCCACGGGCGTGCGGCGGTCGAGGCGTTCGACGGCGGCTTCAAATGGGACTGCGGTGGAGAGGTTCATGGGAGGGATGAGGGCGGAGACTTGAGACCTGAGTTTTTAAATGCCGTCCTGGCTATCGCGGCCGTATCGCTTTGGGCGGGCGTTGATGGTGGGTTTTACGGTGGCACCCTGGTCGGCGGGTTGGGTTAAGGGGTCGGTGGGTTTGGCTACGGGATACTTGCAGGCGGCGATCTCGCGCAGGAGGCGGCGGGCGTTTTCGGCGGCGGCTTTTTGATCGTCGGAGAGGCGGAGCTTGAGGCGGGGCTGGGCGGCCTCGATGATGAGGGCGGCGGCGTGGCGTTTGAGCTCGGGGGGGATGGTGCCGGGAGTCGCACTGAGGACGTTGGAGGCGCAGCCTCTTATATAGTTGCGGATCTCGGCGGAGATGTCGTCGATGGCGTCGGCGACGGGATCACTCTGCCCAGGGGCGAGCGCGGCGGTGCGCAGGGCGGTGACTTGCGCGCCGACGAGGTATTGCTCGATGTCGGGGATGTCGATCTGGATCCAGGGGACGCTCATGCTTCGCGGATTTAAGATTTAGGATTTGAGATTTGAGAGTGTGGAAAATGTGGCGCGTGATTATCCGGGCTTGTTCAGCCCGGCCGGAATGCGCGCCCCTCCGGGGTTTAGCGATCGCTAGTTATTATGGCAACGAGCGGGCTTCCCGAGGAAAGCCCCTACGGTTATTCAGTTTTGGCGTTGATGCGCACGGCGGCGGCCGAGTTGGTGATCTGTATCTCTTCGGACCAGTCCATCTTGAGGACTTCGCCGCGGCCGTCTTCCTTCTGGTAGGTGCCGGGGCGCATCCACTGTCCGCGCAGGCGGAAGGTCTTCATGAAGTCCGGCGAGAGGCGGGTCGGGCTGTCGTTGCTGGCGAAGACGATGATCTCGTCGTCGAGCAAGAACTGGATGTCGTCGGCGACGCCCTCGGGGGCTTCGTCCTGCACCATCAGGCTCATCTCGCAGCGCGGCTCACCGAAGAGCAGGCTGCGGAAGGCATCCATGCTCACGCTGGCTACGTCGCCGCGCTTGGTGGCGACAAGGCGTTTTTTGACCTCGCCGTTGTTTTTGGTGAGGCGCCAGGCCTCGGCTCCGAAGAGCACCTTGATGGGGGCTCCGTTCTTCGAGGCCTTCATGACGGCCATGATCTGCTCGTCGAGCAAGTCGACGGGATCGAAGCCGCTGGCCTTGAAGTTTTGATCGGTGCCGGCACCGAGCGCGGCCAGGGCGGCGGTGACCACATCGCGCTCGTGGGCGAGACCGGCGACGTCGGCCAGCATGTCGGCACCTTCCTGGCCGATACGGAGGGCCTCTTCGCCGTCGATCTTCTCCAGGTTGTCGATGGGGAAGTCGAGGGCATGGGGCTCGACGTTGAAGTTGCCATCGCGGGCGGAGAAGCCGATGCGGTTGGCATCGCCGCCGATCCCGCGGTGGGTGCTGGGGATGGAGAAACGGTGTTTCTGATCGTAGATCTTGAACTTACCGGTGAGGGTGGCGACTTCGACGCTGGGAGCGAGGAAGCTGGCCACGGCGCGGATGGCGCGTTGGGCCGCACCCTGCGAGTATTGGAGCAAGGTGGGGTTGGTGGATAGGGAGGCTAAACGACTCATAATAGTTGATACTTAAGGATTAACTTGGATGTGGATGGATAGGATACGGCGCGGGCTAAACGGCGACGGTGATGGCGCGGACGCCGACTGCGCGGATGCGCACGATTTGCCCGTCGACCCCGGCCTCTTCGGCCTTGGCGTGGAGCATGTAGGTGCCGGCGGCCGCGGGCAGGGCCCGGAGCTTGCCGGCATCGGCGGCGGTGGACTCGTCGGCGAGGACGAGGTCGTCACCGGGGTTGCAGGTGCCCTTGAGCTTGGCCGTCTGGACTGCGCCGGGGACGAGCGGGTCGAGGTCGACGAGCTTGCCGTCGGCATCGCCGTGCTTGATGGCGTAGAGGCAATGATCGGCCTGATCATCGGGGAGCACGGCTTGGGGGGTGCCCGCCGAGTGGCTGAGTTTGGCCAGGAAGCTTTCCTTGCCGGTGAGGTCTTCGCCCGCTAAGTGGCGAATGGTTCCAGGTTGTTTTTGCATGATATTTTTAAGTTATGCGTGTGCGTTATAGGTGGGTGAGTTTTATTCGCTGTGGCTATTCGGCCGGGATCTCGCTCTCGGCGAGGTTCCAGGCGCGGGACCAGGAGATGCCCTGGGAACTGGCGATTTCGCTGGCGCGGTTATGGATGCGGGAGGCGCGGGCGGCCTCTCGGGCGTCCTGCTCTTTGTTGAGCTTTGCGACATCCATGTCCGGAGACTTGGCCTGGGCGCGGTTGTATACGCGCTCGGGCGGCGACTGCTCGGCGGGCTTGAGGCCCTCCAGCATCTTGATGGTGCTCTCGCGGTTGTGCAGGAGCATGGCCTTGACGGAGGCGCGGTCTTTGATCACGCCCTCGCTCTCGAAGCGGTCGAGGTCGGTCTCGACCTGAGCGTCGAGCAGCTCGTCGCGGTTTTGGACGACGGCGTCGTAGTCCTTTGCTTTCGTGGAGAGTGTCTCCAAGGTGGTGCCTGCGGGGATCTCTCCGAGGCGGTTGAGCACCGTAGCCTCGTCCGCCCCGGAGGGCAGGCCGAGGAACGGCGCGATGGCGGCTATGATTTTATTCATGTCGGTGTTCGGTTCTGTTTCGGTTTGGGTGCCGCGCTCCCGATTGGAGAGCGGCTTGAGATTTTTGAGCGCGGGACGGTTGGTGAGCCCGGCGCCGGTGAGGCGGAGCGGGCGTATGCGGCCCTCGCCCGCCACTTCGATCTGGTCGAGCTCGGGGGAGATGTAGCGGTAGTTGCCCCCCTCCACGTCGGCCTTACCCTGGGCCGTCCAGCGGGCCTTGGCGTAGAGGCCGTCGTCACGCAGCTGGAGCGCGTCGATCCAGGCGGCGGCGTTGGTGGCCTTTTCGAGGTCGTGCGAGAAGTGCTCGTAGTCCACCATCAGCTC